GCTTCTTCCGCCATCTGCAGATCGGCTACTCACTGCAGAAGAACGGCAGGCTGATCCGGAAGATCAACCCGAAGGCCATCACAAGAGAGCGCCAGAAGCTCAAAGCATACAAGCGCAAGCTCGACAAGGACGAGATGCCCTACGAGGACATCGAGAACGCCTTCAAGGGCTGGATGGGCGGCAACTATAAACGCATGTCACGGAAACAGATCACGAACATGTTCGTGCTGTATTATCAACTTTTTGAAAGGAGACCAACATGGAAAAAAAGACATGGAAGATTACGCTGGCTGATGGTTCAGTCCTTGAAGACCTTCAGCTGAACGGCAACAACTTCATCTCGGCGAGAAGAGTGCAGGAGGAGGACTTCGGAGGCGGTAAGCTCGACCACGTCATCATTGACGGACCCGACGGAGAGCATGAGGAGCACGACAACATGGCGCTCGTGCAGATCACCGAAGTCAACGCGGACTACTGGTTCGTGCTTCGTGAATATTCTGAGCAGGAGATCTGGATGGCGAAGGTCAACTCGAACATGGAGTACATCGCTATGATGGCAGACATTGATCTGGAGGAGGTATAAAACTATGGCAAAAACTACAACCGAACACAGCAAGAACTTCGAGAAAGTGAAGAACTACTACGACAGACGCCTCTGGGGCATCACTCGCGTGCGTAACGCAGTAACAAACCCGAAGTCGGGCCCATGGATCACTGCCGAAGAGTTTGAAGAGATCACCGGCCAGCCTTATGAGCCGGCCGAAGAATAAGGAGGGCCCTGATCATGGAGACGATCATCTCTGGAGTTATTAGTGCGATAGCTGCGATCGTGGTCTGCGTCATAAACCAGACCGCACAAGCGCGCAAGACTGAGGCTCTCATATCTTACAAACTGGACGAACTGACGAAGCGCGTGGACAAGCACAACAACGTCATCGAGCGGACCTACAAGCTCGAAGAGCTTACGGCCGTTCAGGAAGAACAGATCAAGGTAGCGAACCATAGGATCGATGATCTGGAGAATAAACAATGAGACGCAGACGAAAAAAGAAGCGAGTCGAGACATCAAAACTCCTCCTGATCGTCTCGGATGTGATGGCTGCGGTGGTGCTTATAAGCGCCATCGTGGCTGTCTTTATCTTACGAGACGCGACGCCGCTGGAGTTTTTGATCCCTGCAGTCTTCGCCCTGGCGTCAGCTTCGCATGGCTTTTACTACTGGAAGGCCAAAGCGGAGAACCTTAACAAGTGGGGGCAAGGCTCAAATATCACAGATTTAAGAGAGGAGGAGACTGATCAATGGAATGGCTAATCAATAACTGGTATTTAATCGTGGCAGCAGGCGCCGTCATCGGTGCTCTGATCTACGCTGTGAGGAGGTTTTTGGGGCTCCCTACAGAGCAACAGCTCGACAACCTCAAGGAGTGGCTCAAGTGGGCCGTCACGCAGGCAGAAAAGGAACTGGGAAGCGGCACCGGCCAGCTCAAGCTGCGCATGGTTTACGACATGGCCGTGGAGAAGTTCCCGTGGCTCGTTCGTCTCATACCCTTCGAGGAGTTCTCGATGTGGGTCGATGAGGCGCTCCTCTGGCTCAACAAGCAGCTCGAGAGCAACAAGGCGATCACTAACATGGTAAAGGGGGACTAATATGGCAACTCAGGCACAAGTCAAGGCCTTCATCGCTCAGATCGGGCCTATAGTTCAGAAGTATGCGAAGAACCGCGGCTACAAGATAGCCAGCACTGTCATTGCCCAGGCCTGCTGCGAGTCTGCCTTCGGCACCAGCTCGCTCGGCTACAAGTACCACAACTACTTCGGGATGAAGTGCGGATCCGCATGGAATGGCAAGAGCGTGAACATGGCCACCAATGAAGAGTACACACCCGGACAGCTCACGAGCATCCGGGACAATTTCCGGGTATATGACAGCATGGAGGAAGGCGTGGCCGGGTATTATGGCTTCATAAACTGGAGCCGCTACGCTAACCTGAAAACGGCCACAACACCCCAGCAGTATGCTGAGATGCTGAAGGCTGACGGCTATGCCACCAGCTCGACTTATGTCAACACGCTGATGAAGATCGTCAACAACTACAACCTGACAGCCTGGGATAATTTTGAGAGCACTCCGGCCACTGCTCCGGCCGAAGCTCCAACAGTTCCCCAGACGGTCCTGAACTATCTCGTCGGCAAGACCTACACACTGCAGGCAGAAATGAAGGTCAGAAAAGGCCCTGGGCTCAATTATGGCTGGAAGAGACACGGTGAGCTCACGGCTGACGGTCGAAAGCACGACAAGGACAGGGATGGCTTCCTGGACAAGGGGACAGTCGTCACCTGTCTGGAAGTGAAGCAGATCGGAGCGAACATCTGGATCCGGTGCCCTTCCGGATGGATCGCCGCATACCATAACGGCATTTTATACGTCAGATAATCCTCGGCTCTGCGTGCAGGGCAGAGACTAAAAGAAGACCGACTCATCAACTTTGATGGGTCGGTCTTTTTCTCGTTTTTATCCTGAGGCGCGAAGGGCGCAGGATAAAAACGAGAACATCAGAGCATAATAAAAAGCGTCTCATTGTCCCAGGTGGCCTCACGGATGACGGACTTCGCGATCTCGTTCTTCTCGTCCATGGTAAAATTATCAAAGTTGGCCAAAAGCTCCATAATGGCCCTTCGCTTATATTCGGCACTTTGAAGGCTCTGGGCGTTCCGTCTTTTTTCCTGCAGAGCTGCAGCTTCTTCTCTTTTTAATCTCATGAGCTCGACATCGAGGTCTTCGATCTCCGCGATGATGTACTTCGCCGCGGAGCTTTTTGCTGATGTGGCCAGCGCGCCGGTCAGCTTCCCGATCTTCTTCTCGGTCTCTGCTATCTTCTTTTTTATCTTGTCACCGGAGTCGGTGGTCATCTTTTCTTCCCTGATGTACTTCTTCAGGACTTCCGGATCGTGCTCGATGGCCCGGAAGATCTTCAGCACCTCCTCATCCAAGAGCTCCGCCTTGATCGCTTTACAGTCACACGCCTCAACTCCGGCCCGTTCTCGTCTCGGGCAGTGATACCACGTACCGACGGAACCGTCAGCTCGTGTCTTCCTGGCCAAAGTCATCAGGCGGCCACATTTACACCGGAGCACACCCTTCAGGAGTGTGGTCTCGTGCTTCTTTTTCTTCTCGAACTTATTCTTCCCGAAGTGATCCTGCACCTGCAGCCATCTCTCTGCAGACATGGTCGGCTCATGGTAGCCTATAGAGACACGCCACTCCTCAGGAGGAGCCTGGACGTGCTTCTTTTTGTGGTTCACCCGGATCTCCTTCGTCCGGCCGTATACCATGACGCCGTGCTTGCCGTCCCAGAGCTCCCGGGGGCTTCCGTCGTCCATGATGCAGCCCTTCTTCTCATAATAGTCGTATATCTCAGCGGAGTCCGGGCAGCAGTACGGGCTCTTGAAGATCTGATGGAGCTGGGTGGTCGAGAGGAACTTCCCGTTCTGGCTCTTTATGCCCTGCTGCCTGCAGTAGGTCTCCATCTGCTGGAGCGTGAAGTTGTTATCCAGCAGGATGTCGATCAGGCGCTCCTTCTCTTCATGCTGCTCTTCGTTCTTGACGATGGTCTTGTGCTTTTTGGATCCTCCGGTGCCGACCTCTATGATGTCATAACCGAAGGGAGCAGACCCGCCACACCAGAAGCCCCTCGCTGCGAGGTGGTTCAAGTTGTCCCGGATCCTGAGGGCATCGTTCCCGATCTCCAGACCTGAGAAGATCACGGCCAGGTACATCATGGCCTCGCCGATCGGTGTGGTCGTGTCGATCCCGTCCTTGACGGTGACGAACTTGACGCCCTTCTCCTTCAGGAAGGTGTAGAAGGTGCAGAAGTCCATCATGTCGGAGCAGACGCGGTCGATGCGGTAGATCACCACGCAGTCGATCAGGCCGTCCGCTACATCCTCCCGCAGCTGGTTCATGGCCGGGCGATCGATGTCCGACCTGACGAAGCCGTCGTCCTCGTATGGCGTGATGCTGTCCACCTGGTCGAAGATCCTGCGGATGTACTCCTCGCAGGTCTCCAGCTGCATCTTCACAGAGTCCGATGTGTCCGTGAAGTATGACTTCCTTGTGTAAATTCCAAAATTCATGCTATAATCTCCTTGTGTTTGATTGCCGGCTTGCCGGTGTTCTGCAGGCCCAGTCGTTCCCGCGTCTGGGCCTTCTTTTTTTTTTTTTTTTTTTAATATCCACGATTCAGGTCCATGGATCTGCAGATCATGTCCTTCTCCGGCTCGCTCAGCTTTCTATAGTAGGCGATGAGCCTCTGCTCCTCAGCACTTAGCTGGTCCATATAGGCAGCTGTGCCATCTGATCCGGCCAGCTCTCCAGCTGATAATCCGAACACCTTCGCGAACTTCATGATCATGCTCTGCGGCAGGTCTATCTCTCCGCGCTCAATTCTTGATATAGTGGAGCGGTCTCCATACCCCACTTTTTTCGCCATCTCTTCCTGGGTCCACTTGTTCAGTTTTCTATATTTTTTGATATTTTCATATAGCTCTAACATGGCTTGAATCCTCCTTTTTCTCATTATAATCATAAATGTTCATGTAAATCAACAAATATGTGCTTGACAAGGTACAATGCGACTGCTAGAATTCAAATTGTGATTGATAGTCACGCAAAACGAAACCAACAGACACGAATAGAAAGCGAGAAATCAGAATGACTCTAGATGAAGCAATTAAACACGCAGAAGAAGTAGCGGGTGTATGTGAATTTGAAGCAAGAAAATGTGCCAAAGAACACAGACAACTTGCGGAATGGCTAAAAGAACTAAAGCAGTTAAAGAAGCAGACAAAAACAGGGCATTGGATTGACCATTCACATGAAGGATATGTTGTGAATGTTCTAATGGAAGACAAGGATCTGATCTGCAAGGAGCTTGCCAAGCTCCTCAAGCTGACAAGAAACCAGAGCGACCTCAAGGCTCTCAGGTATGAGATCCTGGACAACGACGACGAGCGCGTCACCATCGAATACGAGCATGGCGGCTCTCGAGTGGTCAACGTATCAATGGACTCCGGTGTGGCTATGATCCGCGACATAATGCGGGCTTGTGAGTAAGGAGGTGCCGGCCATGATGATCGGAAGCATAGCAGCGCTAAGAGTAATCGGAGAAATACCACCGGGGCACATAGAGGACTCCCTCAAAGAAACCCTACAACTTCACCATCAATATAACCCAGAAGAAGCTTTTCGGATTGAGTCGCAGGTGTACGCCATAGCAGACGACGAGGATGCCACTTACTTCTTACTATATGACTTTTATGGGGGCTTTCGGTGGATAAATATGGCCTACTGCAGGCCCATCAACTGAGAAGGGAGTGAGCCTATGAGGACATTCTGGACAGTATACCCCGATGATCCGCGACATCATGCGCGCCATTGACTAAGGAGGCTAGCTATGAAAAAGAAGACAAGCTACTGGATAGTCTGGCCGGAAGATCCCGACCTTCACTATAGAACATTTTTGACCCAGTGGGCAGCGCAGGAGTGGGCCGACGGCCTCTGCTGTAGCTACACCATCGAAGAGATCATTTTTAACCCAGTGGGCAGCGCAGGAGTGTGCAGACGGCCTCTGCTGTAGCTACACCATCGAGGAGATCTAAGGAGGAAACAATGACAAACACTGAGCTACTAAAGGAAATAATCGACAAGAGCGGCGTGACCATCACGCACATCGCCGAAGAGATGCGCTG